TACCGGAGAACCATGTTGTGCAGAGCCGCGTGGCTTTCTCTTGGGTGCGGGTTCAGCGGACCCTTTGGAATGGCAACGAAACGCCAATACGGTGCGATGTCGGCCTCTTCCATCATCTCCTTGTATTTGCCTGCATCGTATGCGGTTTTCATGTTGGTGCCGTATATGGTCCTTAAACGGAGATGGTCCACTACGATTGGCTTCAATTCGCCTGTTTCGGGGTTGACGGCGTTGACATCACCCCACCACCCCCTTTTCTTTAGGGTCGGAATGATGTCGTTCGCAAAGTCCTGATAGGAGGTTCCGTTCTTTATCGCTGCTTGGATTGATTTCTTGATGTCCTTGACTAATGCAATCGATGTAGCCTTAGAAACGACGAAAACCCTGTCGTGCTGTTCACGCATGGTGTCCGTCCAGTCCCAATGACCGAAAACGCCCTTGGGTCTCTTCTGGGCTTCCTTCGCTGTCAATACCGCCTTCACCTGTTTCTTCTTGAAGAAATCGATGGCGTTCTTCGGCTCCATCTTCCAGGCGGCATTGATCATGGCTTGCAGTTCGCTTTTATCAGGCATCGGCACGGCCCTGCATTTCGGAGAGCAGTAGACACTTCGTCACCGCGTCGTCCATTTTCTTGCTGCTAAGGTTCGGGAGAATCTTGTAGAGTTCTTCTTCGAACTGTTCATAGTTGCCGCAGTGTTCCGCAAGGTCGATGATGGGCCTTGCCAGTTCTTCAATCTGTTCCTGCAAATCTTCTGCAGAAAGGTCCTGGATCATCTTCTCGATTTTGGTCTTGATACCACCTTCGGCAAAGCAGTGGCAATCGTCATCATGTTCGGCGAACATGCCGCCCTGCGGCTGGGGTTCCACCATCTCGAAATACTTTTCGTCGATGCCGTAGATGTCGGTGATATACTGGGCGTTGAACTTTACGCCGAGCTGCGTGAGCTTGATGTCGCGATTGAGTCGGGCTTCTTGAAGGTCTTCCGGGAGGATGATGTTCATCCACGGGATTTCCTTTTCGTTTGGCCAGTTGATTTCGTAAATCCAGCGGATGAGCTGGTTGATGCTGGACTCGATCATCGCGGCATCGTCGAGGGCGAGGTCTGCGCGGACATCGTTGTGGACGGTGGCCATCGCCTGGGTGCCGCCGGAACTTGTCTGCTCGGTGGTGAGCGTTTCGCCGAGCCACGCCTTTGAAATCGCCTGATCTGCCCAATCGACGATTGCCTTGTGAGGGTTGGCGTTTGCCGCGCCTGCTTCCAGGAGTTCCACGGAGCCTGTCTGCGGGATGACTGCGACTGCATCGCGGACAAGTCCCACGAGCATTTTGAGGAAGTCTTGCTGTTCCTTTTCGGTTGCCGTCGGCGGGACCTTGCCGATTGCCTTGGGCATACCGTATTTTTCGACAAAGAGCATCCAGAACTTGAGACCACCCTTCTTGAAGGCGAGTGGCCAGAAGCAACGGGAATATACCGCGTTGCCGTAGGGGTTCGCCGTGGTGGGTCGGTTGCGGGTGACAAGGAACTTGCGCTCGGGCATTTCACGGCGCGAACCGTCGTTGGTCTGCAAGAGCAGCTTGCTGTCGCTATCGAACTTGAACCATTCCTGCTTGCGGTCCTTGATTGCGGTGGGGAGTATGAGCGTGCCCAGATCGGTCTGGACTGTGTTCCACACGATTTCGTGTACGGCATATCCGAAGCCGATTGCTTCGAGCATCTGCGATATGACGTTTCGGAGGTCGATTTTCCAGAGGTATTCCTCGACAAACTTTGCCTTTTTCTGGTCGCCCTTGCTTCCGTCGATTGTCCAGGCTCGGCTGGTGATGGATGCAAATCGCTTGTTTTTCACCGCGTCAAGGTGGGCGTCTATCATTTCGCGATAGACCTTGATGTTGCCGCCGTTGTTCTTGAGGATGGTGTCGGGGTTCGGGAGGTAGTCGAGCCCGGTGACGAACTCCGCCACGTTCCGGGTGGCGACTTCCTTGGCGAGCTGCAAATCGCGCTTGTCCTTGGGTTCGTTCGGGTTATTTTTGGTCTTTTTGCTCATGCAGTCCTCGGTGTATTTCTAATCTCGTTGAATAGCCGTTCAAATTCGTTGAATTTTGATTTTCTAAACTCGGATGACCGTTTACTAGTCCAAAACAAAAACGGGCTAGAAAGGGCCTTTCTGTGCGAATTTTTAGAAGGTGCTGAAATCCACGTTTTTCCCCTTGAACGGATTGGTCGTTTGCACGAATATCGGGCCCGTGTCGCTTGCGTTTTTGGCGTGGTACGCCAAGGCTGCCCCCCAGAAGAAGTCGCCGTGGCCCTGCTCGGTGCTCGCGGCGTCGTAGCGCACGTTTCCGGCGGTGGTGACAATCTTTCGGACGGCGTGGATGCTTTCGGCCTGTTCGTCCTCGATGCGGCCTTCGACTCCGGGGAACTTGGGGCACTTCTCGATGACAATCTTCTGGTCTTCGAATGCCTGGAGCAGGTTTATTGCAAGGTCCGCCTTGACGGTGTTCGTGAACAGCACGCCTTCAACCTTGACGGAGCCGTACTTTTCCTGGGCGCGTTCTGTGAACTGGTCGCCCACGCCGGTGCGGTCGATGCAGGCGCGCACAAGGTTCGGTAGCATCAGGTACTTGTAGAGTTTCTGTTCCAGGAAGCTCCACTTTTTGTTCTGGTAGGCTTCGACGGCACGGCAAACGAGCGTACCGCCTACATCTTCGAGAACGTAGATGACATAGAGGTGGCGGTGGCGTGCCACGTCGCAACCCAGGTAAAGCGGGCCGGTCGCCTTGTCGAGCCCGAGCACTCCCTGGCGTTCGCAGCTGTGGATGAGCTCGTAGCTGATCATGGCCTTGGATTCGTCCTGCGGGTTGCAGCAGTATTCCTCTTGCCATATCGCCTCGGTCAAGCAGCCTTTGTGTTCCTGCTCCAGCCATTCCTCGCGTTCTTTCCTGGAGAGCTTTTTGCCGCAGATGCGGTCGGCAACGCCTTCCTCTACTGCGAGCTGGATTGGCACGGTGTGAACGCTGTAGTCAAGTTCACCTTTTTTGCACTTCTCGATGAGCTTGTAGAATAGGCTGTTCACGCCGTTGTGGGTTGACAAGATGCGGATGGGATAGCCCCACATGGCGGCGGGCTTCGCGGCTGCCCACATTTTCTGGTCGTTCTCGTGGTGGGCGGCTTCGTCCCACACGATTTTTCCACCCTTGGAACGGAATGCCTTGGGGTTGCTGGATAGCACGTAAATCTTGGAGCCGTTGCAGAACTCGATGAGCTTGGATTTGACGCCCTTGTCTTCGTCGGCGAAAACGCAGTCCTCGATGTCTTCGCAGTTGACTTCGGCGAGCGCCTTGGCGATGGCGTTGAGCTTCTGAATCCAGGAGTCGCAATAGTCGATGTATTCGGCGGCAGCCGTCATGTCGGCGGAACTGAAAAAGACTTTCAGTCCGGGCTGTTCGATACAGTCCTGCACGTCTTCGAAGCTCTGGACCCACGTTCCGCCGATACGGCGGTCGAAAATCTTGACTTTCGACTTGTCGGCTAGCCAGCGCTTCTGATAGGGAAAAAAGAAATCGGTCAATCCAGCCATTACGCGACACCCAGTTCTTTCTTGATGGCTTCAAGCGCCTTCTTGGCGCGTTCTTCCGGGGAGAGCTCGGACTTGTTTGCCTTGGGCGCTACGGCTTCGTACTTGCGGGCGTGTTCTGCCGTGTCGATGATGCGCTGGAGTGCGGTGTAGCGTTCGGGGGCAATCTTCACGCCGTCGAGTTCGTCCTGCTTGATTTTTCGGGCCATCACTTCGCCCAGGCTGAAGAGTTCGGCGTGGAAGTTCTTTTCGCCGCCGCTGATTTCTGCGCGGGTTTCTTCCCAGCGGTCTTCTGCCTTCCAGTTCTGCAGGGTGCGCGTGGATATGTTGAGCCTGCGGCTGATGTCTGCGAGACTCAGCTGGTGGATGGTGTAGAGTTCCTTTGCCTTTGGTTTGAGTTCCGCCTTGCTCATGGCATTCTCCCGGGGGTTGCGTGGTTCTCGGTGCAGCATGCGCGTATCGCTTCGAGTGCTCGTTTCTGGTCGTCGCTGTATTGCTTCAATACGGCTTCCCATCGCACCTGGTCATTTGCGGCGTTCTTTTCCCACTTGGCGTTTTCGTTCGTGTAGAAGATGGCGAGCATGACGGCGAAGACAATGCCCACGCCGAACTGTTTCAATGCCTCTTGCCAGAAAGTTTTATCCATGGAATATACCTCCGTGCAAATGTAGCCGTAAAACACTGACAAAGGGCATGACATTGTCATGTCCTCTTTCGCGGGCAAGCGGGTAAATTTGGAGCCATGAAAGATAAGCATCCGAAGATTCTGAAATCCACCGACCTGCGCGAGCCGTGGGTCGAGGCATTCAAGACCGGCCCCGTCGTAGATATGGCGGGCAACACTCACGACTTTAGCGAACCAGCTCGCCGCAGGATACCAGCCGCCGATGGTCAAGGGCCACCCGAAGGTTGACGATCCGCGTGTCGGCTCCATTGTCGATTCCAAGGTGGAAGACAAGGTGCTGAAGGTGAAACTCGACGATGTTGACCCGGACTTTGCCGAAGAGGTGAAGAAGGGCGGTTTCAAGTATCTTTCGGCTGCCGTTTACAGCAACTTGAAGAAGGGTTTGCGACACCTGGGCGCTCTCGGTGCGGTCGGCCCTGCCATGAAGGGTATGGCCCCGCTTTGCTTTGGCGAAGGTATGTTCGCCGATTCCGACAAGGGCGTTACAGAGCAGGACGTGAGCGTCTTTGCAGAGCCGTTCGCATGGGACCGCCTGGTGCCGCGATCCGTGTTCGAGTCGCTGGTGTACAAGATTGGCGGCATTGGACGCCTGTTCCGCAGCCAGCGCGAACAGCTCATTGAAAAGGAAGGCATCGAGGCCGCCGACAAAGTTTTCCCGGAATACACCATCAAGGACCTCGAAGAAATCGAAAGTGTCCTGAAGGATGCGAAGGATTTCCCGCAGCTGCCCAAGCCTGCCGTGGAAAAGCCCGCTGAATCTACAGCTTCTTTCGGTGAACCGAACGAAAGCGGTTCTGATTCGCTGGAGAACGGGAATCAGAATCCTCAGCCTACAACGCCCCCTCGCGACGAACCGACCGATTCTATCCCGGAAGGTAATTCTAGCGAAGCGACGCGGCTGAGCGAAGAGAATGCCGCGCTCCGGGCAGAGAACGATACTCTCAGGGCCGAAAAGCTCCAGGCGCAGCGCCTCCGTGCCGGTGCGGCATTCTCTGAGACTTTGGACAACGCCATTTCCGAAGGTCGTTGCAATCAGGAACTCAAGGACAACCTGATGAAGATTTTCGGTTTCTGCCAGGAAGTGCCCGTCGATGGCGAAGGCTGCTTCGGCGAAGGCGATGAACGCGTGAATGTTGCAAATGTGCTTGCCAAGACGGTTGCCGCGCTCCCGAAGATTGTGGAGTTCGGCGAAGCCCAGGGCATGCACGATACGCCGCAGCTTGCGGCTGGTGAAGCTCTTGCCAGGTACAAGGCGGAGCAGGAATCTAAGGGCCGCGTGCTTTCGTTTGCCGAAGCTGCGGAAGAATACGGTCGAATCAAGGTTTAAACAATCAAGGAGAATCCTATGAAGGGCAATGTCCTCAATTTTACGGCGTCTAATGCCGTCCCCGCCTTCCGATTTGTCGCTCTTGGCGCAACCGAAGGTACTGTCGCACTCGCTTCTGCTGACGGCGATGCCGTTGGCGTGAGCTACGAACTGGATGCCGCACAGGATGGCCGCCAGGATGTCCAGCTTGACGGCATTGCCGAAGTGACCGCTGGCGGCGCTTTCGCCGTGGGCGCAAAGCTCAAGGTCGGCGCGAACGGCAAGGCTGTTGCCGCTGCCGCTGGCGATGCCTACGTGGCTATCGCTCTCGATGCCGCAACCGGCGACGGCGACCTGGTGCGTATCAAGCTCGAAAAGGGTGCCGCGACGAACGAAACCACTTTCAAGGCCGAAGAAGCCATCGGCAAGCACCTGTTCGTGAAGGCAGGAACCGACACGAACAAGGTCAAGGTCGGCACTGCTGCTTCTGCTCCGCTCGGCGTAAGCGGCGATTCCGATACCGCAAGCGGTGCGAATATCGTCATCCAGACCAGCGGCAACGTGAAGGTGCTCGCTGGCGGCAATGTGGCTGTCGGTAACCTTATCGCCGTCGATGCGAACGGCAAGGCTGTCGCGGCTGGCGCGTCTGCCGAAACTTACGGCGTGGCTCTCACTGCAGGTGCCTCTGGCGACATTATCACGGTCGCGTTTGGCTACAGCGGCAAGACTGCGGCAGGGCTTTAAACTTTAACAAGGACAAAAACATGAAGAAGATGACCAAAATCCCGCTCATTCTCCTCGCTCTCGTGTGCTCTGTAGCAGCCTTCGCAGGTGCAGACACGCTTACCGCCTGCGGCGTTCCGCAGATTTTCGCCAATCTCTTTGGCTCCGACGGTGGCGCTCTTGCCGCTGGCCTGCTCTTGCCGATTGGCGTGCAGCAGACCGACCTTGTGGCCGCCTACAAGAACGGCAAGATGATTGCCGACCAGGTAATGCCGGTCAAGGTACTCGACGGCCCGGAACTTGCGTTCAAGTATTACGAACGCACCAAGGGCGATTCGTTTGCCGCACCTGATACCCATGTGGCACCTTTCCGGCGAAGAAAAGGCCGCTGTTGCCGAAGCCCATGGCTTGCAGACTATTGTTCCGAAGGAAGATATCGACCAGATCAAGAACAAGGAACGCTTTGTCAACACGAACCTTGAATACATCATGAACCAGGTGTTCCTGGGCAAGGAAATGCGTGTTGCCGGTATTGTGCAGAACACTTCGAACTATGGAACCGGTCTTTCGCACACTTACGAAGACAACCAGGGTATCGGTGCCGACGGTTTCAATATCGTGGAAGTCATTCTCGAATATCTCGAAAAGCCGCTTGCTCGCCCGAATATCCTTGGCATGAACGCCGTCGTGTGGGCAAAGCTCCGCACCGACCCGAACGTGCTCCGTTCCATCTACCCGAACTCCAACGGCGCTGGCGTCGCTACCCGCGAACAGATCAAGGCCTTGTTCGAAGTCGATGACATCCTTATCGGTGAAGCCCGCGTGAACACCACCAAGAACGCCAAGAACCCGACTCTCGAACGTTGCTGGGGCAACAACATCTGGGCCCATTACTCCGAACCGCTTTCCACGCTCAAGGAAGGCATTGCCTGGGGTATGACCGCACAGGTGGGTGACCGTTACGCAACGATCAATCATCAAGGCCGGCTTCTACCAGAAGGAAGTCGTGGTTGCCAAGGATGCTGGCTTCCTCTTGAAGAACGTCATCAAGGCCGCAGGCTAAGGCTCCCATGAACTACTGCACTTACGAGGACATCAAGGGCCATGTGCCCGAGGCGCGTCTGGTAGAGGTCACTGACGACCTCTCGCCGAACGCGACTGGCACGGTCAATGTCGAAATCGTGGAAAAGGCCATCAAGGAAAGTTCCACGCTTATCGACTCTTACGTGAGGAAGCGTTTCCCGCGTCCGTTCCAGAGTGTCCCGGAAGTGCTGCGCATGGTCTGCGTTGACCTGAGCATATACAACCTGTACGAACGCGTGACGGAGCTGAATATCACTGACGGTATGAAACTCCGCTACGATAACGCCATCAAGCTGCTTATCCGCATTGCCGATGGCGAACAGGATATCGGTGTGGATCCTGATGAACCTGTCGTCGAATCTGGCTTTTCCGTCGCTTCGAAGCTGAACGGCGGACCAGCCATGTTTTCGCTTGAATCCATGAGGTTCTGATGAGTACGCCGGTTGACGTTACTAACTGCTATGTGATAGAAAAGGCCATCAAAGACCTGATTGAAGTCAGTAATGTCCCGCAGATGGTCTTCAAGGCGGTCGATATCCAGAAGGATTTACAGACCATCACTCACCCGAGCTTTACGGTCGCCATCATCAAGGGCGATTTCGAGCCGGAAGGAATGGACAAGATTACGGAGTCCGTCGAGGTGGTGGTGACACTCATCGTGAAGAACATTGCGAACGAGGAACAGCGCAGGATGATGATTCACCCGATGGTGTCCTATGTGGTGCAGAAGCTGCACCATAACGATCTCGGGCTTCAGATGGAGCCCCTAACCGTTAGCGGCTGGAACGATGTCTCCACTGCGGAACATCTTGGCCTTGCCCTGACGCTGTTTGAAATCAAGTTTAAGACGCAGTTCACGGTCGTGCCCGAAGCCGCCGAAGAAAACTACAGGGAACTGCTCTCCATCGGCTCTACGTTCCAGAGCGAAACGCCCGAAAACGAGGTACTTGCCCAGGGCGAAGTCATTTTCAAAGAGGTAAACAATGAACCTGTCCCCTAATATCTCCGAAACCATGATTCCGGGTTCCTACACGGCCTACAACTACTATGCGGGCCCGAACGGACTTCCCGCCAACATCCAGAAGGTGCTGCTTATCGGCGATGTTTCCACCGCCAAGGCGTCCACGACCCCGGTGAACAAGCCCACCGAAATCGGCACCGAGACCGAGGCTTATGACTTTGCTGGGGCCGGTTCCGTGCTCATGCAGATGTACAAGGCCGCGAAGAAGGCCTGGAAGTACGCCCAGATCACGATGCTCCGCCATGGTGCTGTGACGGGTTCTGCCGCCACCTGGGCATTTACCTTTGCTGGAACTGCAACCAAGTCGGGCAAGGTGTCCGTCTTCTGTAACGGTATCGAATATGCCGTCGGTGTCGCCTATGACTCCACGACCCCCGACGATTACAAGGCCGTCGCCGAAAACCTTGCGGATGAAATCAACAATACACCCGATGCTCCGTTTACCGCTGTCGCTACTCAATCCAGCAGCGTCTCGACCGGCGAAGTGGTGCTCACCGCGAAGTGCAAGGGTGCATACGTGTCCGCCGCTACGGGTGGCCTGAATGTGTCCGTCGTTTCCGAAGCCGCAGGCATCACCGTGGGCACGATTACTGCTACGGCGGGCGTCGGTACGGTTGACCTCACTACGGCCCTTACAGCAGCCTTCCCGGAACGTTTCCACATCATCGTTTCCCCGGTGAACGACGAATCGAACCTCGGCAAACTCAAGACTCACCTTGAAGCAGCCGCCGCACCGCTTGAACAGCGTGGCCAGCGTGCCATCTGCGCGATGGTATCGGCTACGGCTACGGCAGCCAAGGCCGAAGCGCTCAAGCACAACTACGAACGCCTGCATATCGCGGCGGTCAAGACCAAGATCAACGCTACCGTGTGGGAAATCGCGGCTGGTCTCGGTGCAATTTTTGCAAGCAACTCCAAGCCGAACGTGCCGATGAACAGCGTGGCCATTCCTGGCCTTGCCACCCCGGCTCTGGAAGACAAGTGGAGTGGCGAAGAACAGGACCTGCTTCTTTACGGCGGTGTGATTCCTCTCGTCGAAGAAGACAGCCAGCTCTGCATCGTGCGTGCCGTGACCACCAAGAGCAACAACAGCGGTTCCCGCTGGACGAAGCTCATCGATACGGGCGTCATTGCATCGCTCGACTACTTCCGCGACAGCATTCTTGCAATGCACCGCGTCAAGTACAAGAACAAGGTCATTCATGCGCTTTTGGCCGATGCCCTGAACGAAGACAACAAGAAGATTGCAAAAGATCTCGAAGCCGAACAGATTCTGCGCTATATCGACGAATACGCCGACCAGTTCGTCACGCAGGAATCGCCGAACGAACCGGGCCGCATGCTCTGCCAGATTCCGGCTCCTGTCGTGCCTGGCCTGAACCAGATCTATTCCACCATCGACCTTTACCTGTAAGGAGTGAACCATGAGAATTTCTTCTTTTACTCTCGTCAAAGACGGCTCCAGAATCACCGACTTCTCGAAATTCAAGGAAGGTGAAACCGAAGTCGCCACCACCGTAGAAACCGTCTACGGCGAAGACTACATCAAGGTTCCGGCGAAGCATTCCTTCTCGCTTACCTACCTCCCGAAATCCGGTGCCGACCTGGACTGGGTCAAGGAAGAGGCTTCGAACGATAACGGCTGGACCTTCATCATCAACTATGTTGGCGGTAACAAGGTCACCTATACCGGCGTTCACCTGCTCAAGTCCACCCCGAACGAAGTGGACGGCAAGACCGCCAAGGAATCGCAGCTTGAATTCTACGCAGAGGACAAGAAGTAGCCATGACCGCTTTGTCTGACAAAATCAAGGCCGCCCATGATGCCGCCGAAGAGGTCGATGTCGCAGAATCTGCGATTATCGACCAAATCAAGGCGTCGCACGATGTCTTCAAGGATATCGAGTGGCCCGGTGTCCCAGGCGTGAAAGTCCGCATGAGACTCCTGACGGTTTCCGAAGCCCGCAAGGCTAAAGTCGATAACCAGCAGGAGTTCAACCGTGACGGTATCGAAATCGGCATGCAGAACCTGGCGGACTACCGTGAACAGGAAGCTGTGCACGGTATGTGGCGGGCGTTCTCCGACCCTGCCACGGGAAAGCCGGTGTTCACCAGCGCCGAGCACATGCGGACCCTGTGCACCAATGACGAACTGAAAGCCTTGTGCGATGCCTACAATGCATTCTCCGACGAGAACGACCCGAACCTGGAAAAGCTCTCGGACGAAGAATTTGAACAGCTCAAGGACATTCTCAAAAAAAAACCGGACCAGATTCGCTCGAAAGTCTTAAGCTTGCCTGTAGCCTGGAAGCTTCTGCGTATTTTGGTTGCCCCGCAAGAGAACTAAACGACGCCCAATGGCTCCTCATCTTTTCGATGAAGGGCTATTTGGTTGACAACGATAAAGGATGGCAGAGCATTGGCTGATAATAGCGTTACATTGCGTATCGGCGCGGACCCGACAAGGCTTGAAACCGGCCTTAGACAGTCTTCCGCCTCGATTAACAGCTTTGGCGTCCGTGCCCGTGCAAGCATTGCGCGTGTCGGCAGTTCCCTACGGGGGCTTGCAGACCGCATGGTTACGCCATTCAATTCGTTGGTTCTTGGCGGTGGGCTTGGCATGGCTGTCAAGAACGTGGGCGACCTTTCCGAATCGCTCATGTATTACGGCTTTGCGGCAAAGAAAAGCGACGCGGACACGAAGGTGTTCCGCGAATCGCTGCATAAGACGGCGGTCGAAACAGGGGTTGCCGCCAATGAAATCTTGAACGGTGTTTCAAAGATCGGTGAAATCACGGGTAAATTCGATTTTGCCGAAGAAATGGGCGGAATCCTGGCAAAGACTGCCAAGGCTTCCGGCGCATCTGTGGAAGACCTGGCTAATGTCGCATCTTCCCTGAAAGTGACCATGGGCTTGACCGCCGATGAAGTCGCAAAATTCTTCAATTCACTCATTGTCCAGGGCGACCAGGGTTCCTTTGTCCTGCGCTCTTTTGCAAGCGAAGGCAAGGCTCTTCTTGCTACTACGTCCACTCACGGCATCAAGACTGCGGAACAGTTCGCTAGTTTCGGCGGCTATTTACAGGTGATGAACTCCCAGATCAAGAGCGAAGCGGAACTTACCACGTCCGTCTCGGCTCTTTTCAGCGAACTCACGGCAAAGGCGAAAGACCTGAATAAAATCGGGGTCCATGTCTTTGACAAGAACAAGGAATTTAACGATTTCGACGCTATTATGCGCCAGCTGATGCAGAAAACGAACGGTGACC